GGGCTAAGAGCGAGACCGGCAGCGGCAAACCCTGCGATAAAGCCTATGAAGCCAAGAACCGCAAAGACGGCGCCCTATCAGCTGAATATGCAAAGCTCGCAGACGCAGTCACGAAAAAGAAGGGGTTTGATGGCTACTACTTCTATATTGTTGATGGACAAAACGCCTACATTGGCAGGATTAAAACAGAAAAGGAGGCTGAAAAGAAGTGAGTCAAGAAATGAAAAGCGATCTCGAGAGATATGGACACCCGCTGGGCAAGCCGAAAAAACTCAGCGGCAAGTTCCAAGTAGTTATCCCACCAGGAGCCCGAGACCTTCTCAAAGCTACAGAGCCCGGAGAGGAGCTGCAGTTTTGGGAGTATCATGGTTCCGTTATTTTGGTTAAAGCAAAGCAGGAGGTGAGCTCAATTGACGGTAAAAACACCGAATAATGATCTATTGTTTGCGCGCGCGCTAACTGACGTCAAGTGCCTACAGTGCAGGAAGTCATATAAGCAAAAGGAGGCAGCTTAACCTGGTTCGAAAACTTTTTGGAAAACGTGTGCATGGCGAGCTCTACGAAGACGATGAAGGCGAGATACTCTCAATTTCAAACCCTAACCTGCAGGATATCGAAGATGTTGACAGAGAAGACGAGTGCCCCTTCAGCAAAGAATGCATAGAGTCAGTGTCCGGCGCTGAGCTGGAGTATCGCCAAATTCGCTGCTGTAGACGTCAACAGTCACCCCAAAGCTGCCCGCCTACTGCATGGAAAGACAATTACCAAAACTGCGAGGTTTACAAGAAAAATCTCAACTTGGCTCCTCACTACCGGTCATTAGGTCCAGAGGCTCGCAAGCGCAATGGGCAAACTTGGCTGCCGTTCGGAGGCTTCGTCTGATGCATCGCAAATCTCCTTTTTTCCCCAATTTTGATAAAGCTCTCAAACTTGTTGAGTGTACAGAGTGCACTCGCTGTGGGCTCTGCTGCCGCATCCCCCCAGCAATCCACTTAGAAGAGGCAGACCAAATCGCACGCTACCTCAAAATATCCATAGGCGAATTCTACGAGCGCTACGTCAATCAATCACCGGTGCAAATGTATCTCAAAAACCCCTGCCCATTCTACGAAAAAACCAAAGTCTGCACCATCTACTCCGTGCG